GGTCACCTCCTCCGACATGAACCACGCGCCGTGATGTTCGATCTCAATCTCCCGGCTGTGATGCCCGCCAAAGTTGTCATTGAGATACTCTGTCGCAAACTTCAGCGCACAGGCGGGAGAACAGGCGTGGAAGTGTTCATAGCTGTCAATGCTATCGTTGCCCCAGTCGCTGTGATGTGTTGTGATGTCGAAATACGGGTGGTTTGTCCGGGGAAAGCTCCTGCTCGTTGGCGGGATGTCCTTGAAGCAGATGTCGCACTTCTTTCCAACAACCACCTCGCGGATAACGGTCTGCCGTTTTTCTTGATAGGTGTCACTCATCCCCGCCCACCTCCTTCGGCGGCATATCCGGCAGGTCCATCCAGTAGAGGATGTTGTTATTACCACTACACACCCAGTAGGGCTCCTCGGTGTAAGTCTTGGTTTCGTAGTGGTATCTCGCATAGTTCGGGATGCACCGGGCGATGCAGATATCCCGGAGCCCACTCTTCAGCTGCTTAACAGCCAGGACGGCCCGGTCAGTCTCCGGCAGCTGATGCTTAACGCTGATCCAGTTTTCCATAGCAGATCCTCCACTCGTCGCGGTTTTTGTTCAGGCAGGCCTCGCAGACGTCGGCCTGGCGGTAGTCGTTTGTCGTGCGGTGCACGGTCATGGTCAGCTTCTGATCGCGGCGTCCGCACCAGGCACAGGTTCCGAACCGGCGGCCGCGGTGAGAGCTGACGAGGAATCCTTCGATCATTTGAGATCATCCTCCAATCGGGCGTCCTCGGTGAGCAGGATCTCGGCGTCGCGCATGAGCTGCGCGTCGCAGAAGCCGAGATCCTCGTCGACGTCGTGATAAGGGCAGTCATCGGGGCAGACGCGCGCGCCGGACATATCGCCCCGGCAGCACTGGAGCCCGCGGATCACTTCCTCGCGGTTCATGGTGTCCCTCCTATCGTTTCCTGGATGCCCTCGCGGGCGATCCGTCCCATCTCTTCCCGGATCCATTCATGCGGGACCGTGGATTCATAGCTGACGGCCACAGCGCCGGTGGACTTATTGATCACGACCCGTGGCTTGGTGATCTGTCCGGCCCTGATCATGGTTTCATAGGCCCGGAGTTTCGGCTTTTCGATGCCGCAAGGCCAGAAGTCAAAGCAGCGGATGTCCGGCTCCACGACGGTCATGTGTTCAGCACCTCCATTGGTTCGATCACGATGGCGAGGCCGGGCTTGGTGGTCCACATTTTTTTGCAGATCTCATAGCAGACGCGGCTGTCGTCGACCCAGAAGCCCTCTTTTGTCATGCAGTCCTTCAGGAGCTTCTGGAGGTTATCGGTGTCGGGGCGGGTGATCCTCCACTCGCCGTCCTTGTGGCTCTTGCCCTTGTCGAAGCACCAGGAGCAGGTGAGTTTGATCGGGCCGTCATAGGGCACCGGCGGGCGGTAGGGTCTCAGGGCGAGCCGCAGCGTGTCTTCGGCCTCCTGGACTTCCCGCTTCACATAGTGGATGATCCGCCCGCCCTGGATGGCTTCGCCCTTCTGCTGGGCGGTCCGTGTCGGCGGGTCAATGAGCAGCGTAAATGCCATTCCGGTCATTGTCACTTTTGCGCCTCCTTCGCGCGCGGTCCATGATTTGGCGGGACAGGGGACAGGCGCCCTTTGGGCCTGTTCCCTGTTCCCTATCATGGCAGGTTTGTCAGGTGACACATATAGGGACATCTCTCTATATATAACTGATTTGTCACCTTTTGCCGGTCAGTCAGTGAGCTCTTTCATGTACCGTTTGACCGTCCTCTCGGACACGCCGAGATCGTCGGCATACTGTGCATAGGTCCGCCGCTTCCCGGCGAATTCTTCGTCCTGCCGAACCATTGAAATCAGCCGGTCCTTCATGCTTTCCTTCTTGCCTTTGATCGCCGCCGTGCCTTTTTCGCGGCCATCGGCCATGGCTCGGACGCTTTCGGCGAGATCCGCGCCATCGAGCAGCCCGGTCTCGTCGATCTCATGCACCGGATAGTCGAACCACAGATTCACAGCAGGCTGTCGCTTGAATTCTCGGAGAGTCATGTCCATTCGCCAGGCCGTCGTGTTTTCGTCGTGGATCTCCGCGACCGCATCCTTCGCTTCTTCGGGGATCGCGAGCTCGATCATGTCCAGGAGCGCATCGGCGTCCCGGGCGAAGACACCGGAACCGGATGCGCGGTCCATGGCGGCCTTGGCGCCCTGGGCGCCCTTGGAGTGGTGGTGCGCATAGATCACGCTGGCGCCGGTGTTCGCGATGGCATCCATGGCGTTGCAGAAGGTCGCAACTTCCTTGGCGGCGTTCTCGTCGCCGATGCCCAGCTTGTAGATCGGGTCGAGGATGATCGCGGCGTATCCCTTCCGGGCCGTGCGGACGATCTGCGGGACCAGCTTGCGGAGCTCCTCGGTCTTGCCGCGCATATGCACGGTGTCGATGTTCTCGCGGTGCGGGTTCCGGACGTCCATGGCCTCATAGACGCGCTTCATGCGGTCCAGGAAGGACGCCTCGTCGATCTCCAGGTTGATGTAGAGGACCTTGCCCTGTTTGCACCGGAAGCCCAGCCAGCGGCGGCCCTCGGCGATGCAGACGGCGAGCTCGATCAGGGCGAAGGACTTCCCGGCCTTTGAGGACGAGACCAGGAGCATCTTGTGCCCCTGCCGGAGGACGCCTTCGATCAGTTCGGGCTTCACCGGCGGCATCTCGTTCCAGATCCGGTCCAGGTTGATCACGTCCAGGGGCTCGACGAGCTCGTCCTCGATCCAGTGCTGCCACTCCACCCAGTCCTGGCATCCGAGATCCTTCGCCACAATGTACTGGTTCCGTCCGCCGCGGGTGAAGCCCGGCAGGCGGCTCAGGCGGCTCGGGTTCTTGTCCTGGGTGTCAACGTCAAGGCCGTGGGCCCGGCAGACGGTGTAAAGGATGTCCACGCGCTCCTGGTACTGCTTGTAGTCCACCGCGTCGATCCTCACGATCGCGTGGAGGGACTTGCCGCCGGAATGTACCAGCACCTTGACCGGCAGCCGGAGGTCCTGGATCAGTGCGAACTGGGTGTCGATGTCCTGGCTGTCGCTCTCGACGAGCGCGTAGCGGTAGACGGTGACGTTTTTGTTATTGCGGCCGGTGCCGTCCATGGGGTTGAAGCACACCCAGACGCCCGCCTCGCTCTGGTAGTCGCCGAAGGTGAAGGTTGGGTCGGTCGGGTGTTTGCGGAGGCTGTCCAGGAGGCTCTTGCAGTTTCTGGAGCAGATCCCGCCGTAGGGCTTCCACTTGCCGTCCTCGTCCTGGTAGGCGCTGGTGACATAGCAGACCTTTTCCTCGGGCTCAAAGAGCGCGGTCAGGTAGTCGGTGATGTCGCGGACGGCGTTGTAGTCACTGGCGGGCGGCGGCACCTGGGCGACGGTGTCGGCCTTGTGCCAGCCGGAGGTGTCGATCGGCTCGCCGTCGATGGAGATGGTGGCGTCCCACCCGAAAGTGCGGACACCGGCGGCGGGGTTCCATCCGCGGTCTGTGGCCATCTTGTGGACGGTTCCCAGGGTGACAATGCTGGATCCGTTTCCGAACGTTCGCCATTTGCGCTCGCACTCTCCGGCGTGATAGCGGGAATCATTGCGGCTCCAGTCATCCCAGACGGAGACCGGCAGGCCCTCGTGATGGAGGGCCATGCCGACGTCCACCCACTCCTGGTAGGAGCAGCTGCTGGCGGGGATCGCCGCCAGCATGGCGTTGATCTCTCGCAGGTCCGTCATCAGAAGGACCCCTTCGCCCACTTCTTCGCCGCGGGCTTGGCCTCGGCGGTGCCTTCCTTGTCGAAGAATCGGACCAGCTTATTGGAGCGCTTCTCCTGGTTGTCCTTGCCGGTGTAGGTGTCCACGCGGATCTGGCAGCGGCCGGTCTCGCCATCGCAGTGGAGCAGCTGGCCGACGTTGGTGGTCTCGCCGTGCTTCTTCAGGCCGATGGACCGCAGGAAGGCGGAGATCTTCCACTCGGTGCGCTCGCAGAGGTAGAGGTTTTCCACGACCAGGCTGTTGCCCAGGTCGCCGCCCTTCACGCGGAGGAAGACCTTGCACATATTGCAGGCGGGAAGGCTGCTGTTGGGCCGGGGCTCATAGAAGGCCTTCTCGGTCTTGATCACCTCGAAGTCGTAGTTTCCGTCGGGCAGGATCACGGTCTCGTCGAAGCTGCCCTCGCCGTCGTTGGAGATCTCAGCGTCCCAGTCAAAGACTTTGATTTCGGATTCACTCATGGTTTTCTACTCCTTTCAGAATGGAAGATCGTTTTCGACGCTCATCATCATCTGGCTGACAGGTTCCCAGGCCTCGATCAGGCAGTCGGTGATGAAGTCGGTATCGTACTGGTTCGGGGTCACGCTCAGGTCATAGTAGCCCTTGGAGGCCACCACCTGCTGGAGCACCAGCGGATCGGCGATGTGGATGGAGCGGATCAGCACCCACAGGCGGGACAGCGCGGCGTCCTTCTCGGGGTCATCGCTCCGCATGGACGCGGGGCGCGTTTTCTCGGGGTCTGCGGGCACCGGATCGGCCTTCCTCGCCCGGGTCGACTTCTTGGTCACCTCTGGCTCAGGACGCGATTCTGGGGCATCCTGGGCAGGCTGAGGGGCATCTGTGAACAGGTGCGCGATGCTCCCGAAGTCGAAGGGCATCTCGTCCGGCAGGTCGAAGCGGTTCTTGGCGTCCCAGGTGGCGGCGTGGGTGGCGTACATGACGCGCTTGCGGCCGCCGGTGGCCTTCTTCTTGCCGTCCTGGGTGCTGACCACGTCGGTCTTGTAGTTGGCGAAGAAAACCATGTCGGCCCATTCCTTGACCAGCGGGGCCACGTTCTTCTCGTTGAGCTTCAGGGCGTAGCGGTCGAAGCTGCCCATTTCGTCGGGCATCTCAAACTTGCGGACGATGGCATGGGCGGTCAGGACCACATGGACGCCCTTTGCCTTCAGCTGGTCCAGCTTCTCCAGGAGCTCGCGGACCTTGTCCTTGACGAACACATAGCCCTTGCCGTAAGGGATGTCTTCGATACCGTTGACCTTCTTCTCCGCGCAGACGCTGCGGATCGCGAAGGCCTCGGCCCAGTCCATGGTGTCGATGACCAAGGTGCCCAGCTGATCCGGGTGCTCGACGCACCAGTTGACAGCGGTCATGATGTCCGACCACCCGCGGGGCGTGTCCAGGCGCGCGACATCCATGTGGACGGTGCTGCCTTCGGTGTCCAGGAAGACGGCGCCGGGGAACTTGCTGGCGAAGGTGCTCTTTCCGATGCCCTCCGGGCCGTAGATGACGACCTTTTTGGCCGTCGGGATGATTCCCTTGGTGATGTTCATTTGGGGTCCTCCTCAATCTTGATCTTCAGCCCCAGCGCCCTGACCACCGGGATCAGGTAGAAGAGGCTGGGCTTGCTTTTGCCGGTATACCAGGCGCGGATGGTCTCCGACCGGACGCCGGAGATCCTGCCCAGGCGCTCGAAGTTCTGGCCGTTGGAATGCATGGCCCTCCAGACGCGGTCCATGAGGGCGTTCAGCTCGTCGAGATCCATTTCCATCGCGCGCACCTCACTTGATGATCGTGCTCAGGCGCCCCACCAGCGCGGCGCCGGGGATCTCGACCTTCTGTTCCTGGATCAGGCGCTTGATCTCGACCTTATTGATCTCCGGTGCCTTGTAGCGGAGCACGTCCTCAAAGCGCGGATCGCGCTGGGCGATCTCCCGGACGGCGTTCTCGTCGAAGATCTCCACGGCCTCCGTCTGCCGGAAGCTGACGGTGATCCGTGCGGTCTTGACCTTCTCGCCCTGGGTGATCACCTGGAGGAAGTCCCGCAGCTGGGCTTCCTTGCGCTCCGCGGAGCGCTTCCGGGTGGTGAGCCGGTCGATCTCGCGCTTCAGGACGTCCTGTTCATCCTTCAGGGCCAGGCACCACTCGGCCAGGCCTTCGATCTTGGCGGTCCTGTCCATCTCCAGCTGCTTGAACTCCTCCACGTCGAGGATCTCGCCGTCCTCGTCCACCAGGGCCAGCAGCCGCTCGTCGATCTCGCGGAAAGTGGCCATTTAATCGCCTCCCTTTTTGATCGTGTAGCCGTCGGTCTGAAGCTGGCGCTTCAGGGCGGTGATGTACTCGCCGCGGGGTTCTCCGGGCTTCAGCGGTCGCCGGAGCAGTTTCTTGACTTCCTCGTAGGTGTATTCCGGGCGCTTGCCCTTCACGCTCTCGATCTCGCCCGCCTTCACCAGGGCGGTCTTCCTGGACATCAGGGTCTTCTCGTCCACTCCGGTGGCCAGGGCGATCTCTTTCATGTTGAACTTCATCTTGCTGAATTCCATCAGATCACCCCCAGGACGAGCATCCACGCGGGCATGGAGAGCACCAAAGCGCCCAGGCCGCTGGCCAGGATCGTGAGGCCGTGGCGGCGGAGGAAGCTCTTCTGGTGGCGGTGGCGCGGATGCCGGATGCCGACGAACGTGTAGCGGATAAAGCGGAATGCGTTAAACATTTTTGAGCCCTCCCTGCATCCACGCGATGAAGCCCTCGCGCGGGATCTTGGTGCGGTTGCCGGACCGGAAGAAGGGGAACGGCAGCCGGTTCTGCTTCGCCAGGAGATTGATAACCTGCGGATGGCAGCCCATGACGCCGGAGATCTCCTGCGGTTTAAGGATCGGTTTGTTGCTGCTGAGGATCTGTTCCCAGGTCATGGTCATCCCTCCATCTTGGTCGTCGGGAGGACGAAGGCCTCCACTTCTTCGGGGACCGGGTAGCCGTTGGCGGTGGAGCTGGCGAGGATCACGATCTTGTTCTCCTCGTTGGACCGGATGTCCAGCTTCATCTTGTCGCCGATGAGCTCCCGGAGGTGCAGGATCACGCAGCCGACGGACTCGGGTGCGGTCCTGGCCACAGGTGTCGCGTGGACGGCGTTGCCCTGGAGCAGAAAGCTGGTCCACTGGTTGGGTGCGAATTCGATCATTGGGGTGCCTCCTTCGTCTTCCTTAGTCTACAATGTGGACGTGGTTGTCAAAAAAAATAGACATGAAGGCGTCTGGCTTATCCATGACGTCGAGTGATACGGCCATCTGTTCGATGTCCCTGGCCGAGGGGATTTGACGCCCGCTGACGATGTCACGGGTCTTGCGGCCGCTCCATCCGAGGGCCTTGCTGAAGGCCTCGCAGGTGCCGAATTTCGCGGCCACCGCGCCGCGCAATGGGTTCTCCTGTCCGATCATTTGCTTTCCTCCCTTCCTCCGTGATAGCCTGGCGGCTCCGGTGAGGGCTCCCTCGGAAGCCCTCTGCGGAAACGTCACGCGGCGAAGTCCGGCTGTCCTTCAGCCTTCCGGGCCTCGACCCAGGCGGCCCGGGTCTCCGTCCATTGCCGCTCCAGGTCGTCCACGCGGTTCATGCCGCGCCCAGCTGCTCGTCGATCCTTGCCAGCTGCTTCTCCAGTTCCTTAGCGCTCATGGGGTGATCCTCCTCTCATGACTCTAAAAACTGATAAAACCGCATTCCTTCCTCTTCGACTCTTTCATAGAGCTCGCAGTAGCAGCCCAGGCCGCACTCAGCGTCCATTTTCGCATCCCGCGCCGCGTTGTAGTCGTCGTAGAAAGTCGAGAACACTTCTCCGTCTTCGTCCTTGGTCACCATCATGTAATTCTTCATGGGGTGCTCCTCCTCTCAATTCACATGGTTGATACCCATCACATAGCCGGTCAGCGTGTGCAGCTTCTTGTAGATTTCATTGTCGATCCGCTTACTTTCAAACAGGAAGTCGATGATTGCGCGAAATCCGTCAACCTTCCGGGCTGCGTTGTCACCTTCTCCGGCCCAGCGTGACTGGCAGGTGGACATGATCAGCTGACCAAGGTTGTGAATCTCTGCGCGGCTCAGGGTGAAGCATTTGTCCATGATTTCGTCAAACTTCTGTTCGGTCTGTTCCTCGGTGTAATACTCGATCGTGATCATTGGGGTGATCCTCCTTCTCTCTCGTCCACTTTGTGGACTGGTGCTATCTTAGCACATCGAAACGGACTTGTCAACCACATTGTGGACGTTTTCGATATTTTTTGTTTACTTTGTGCGGAATCTATGCTACAATGCCCGCAGGAGGGGATACTATGATTGAGAATTTCAGCATCCGATTTGGTAGACTTGTAGACGAGTACAGGGGAAACGCCAACGACATCGCGAAGGGTCTGCAAGTATCCAAGCAGACGATCAGCGCCTGGCGGTCCGGTGCTCGGTCCCCGAAGGCGCCCACGGTGGAGGCCATCGCCAGGTTCTTTGACGTTAATATCGACTGGCTCATGGGTCTGGACGTGGCACGCACATCTTACTTTTCCCGGTCCGCGGATCGGGAGCGCCTGGAAGCCCTCCACCAGAATCCGCGCCTGGGCCTGCTGTTCGACCGGCAGCGCAACATGAGCCCGGATGACGTGGAATTCATGCTTCAGATGGCGGATCGAATCATAAAGGAGCGTGATAATGATTGACAGACCGCTACGGTGAATACACCGTCCGCCTGAAGGATCTCCCGCCGTCCGTGCGCGGGTTCGTCTTCCACACGGACGACGGAGATCCGGTGATGATACTCAACAGCCGCCTCACGCGGGAGGCCAATCGCGGCAGCTATGACCACGAGCTCCTGCACATCCAGCGCGGCGACATGGACAACCCGAACTTCATCGAATACGGAGAGGAGACACCCGCATGAAAAAGATCGCTGTCCTGATCCTGGCGCTGGCGCTGATCCTGAGCGCCGTGCCTTCGGTCGCGGAAGATCCCGATCCTATTGTGGGCATATGGTACATTCTCCTGAATGTCGCCGACGGCCCACAGAATCCACTCTACCAGGACTACACCTGCCTTATGATGATCCTGAACTTTGAACCAGACGGTCGGATCTGGTACTCCGAGCAGGACTATCTCCCTGCGGACAGTGTCGCTGTTGATCCCTACATTTCCGGAGAGTGGTCCAGGACGGAAGAAGGATACAATACAAAACTCATGTCGCTTGGTGAGGGCCCGGCCTATCTCAAGGATGGCCTTCTATACGTCAAAGTCATGCCAAACGTCTATTACGTCATGCATCGCATGACACCGGCGAACTGGTACAGTGACATCCTGGCCGATACTGTTGTCCAGCTCAGGGAGGGAACACCATGATCTGCCCCCGCTGCCGCCGCGAGATCCCGGAGGACGCGGCGCTCTGCTGCTACTGCGGCAGGGTATTCCAAAAGAAAAAGCCGTCCGGCAGAAAACCGAACGGCTCCGGCACTGTGTTCAAGCGCGGGAACACCTGGTCCGTCAAGGTAACCGTCGCCCTGGACGTCACGCCCGAGGGCAAGCTGCGGCAGGTGCGGAAGGAAAAGGGCGGCTTCGCCTCAAAGGTGGAGGCCGCGGCCTACGCGCCCACGCTCCTGGCGGAGGCCACCAGCAAGAAGAGCAAGGCCCCGACCCTCCAGCACTACTGGGATCTGTACAAGGCTAACGACCTGGAGAAGCTGTCTGTCTCGAAGGCCGTGGCCTATAAGGGCGCCTGGAAGAAGCTGCATGACCTCTCCCACCGCGCCATGGACACCCTGACCGTCGGAGACCTCCGGCGCGTGGTCTCTGAGCAGACTACCACCTACTATCCGGCGCGCGACATGAAGAACCTGCTCTCCCACCTCTTCAAACTGGCCGGAGCGGACGGCTGGGTGTCGAAGGACCTGCCCAGCTACATCATCCTCCCGGAGCTCAACGAGAAAGAGCGCCGCCCCTTCACCGACGAGGAGCAGAAGAACCTCTGGAAAATCTGGGAGAACGGCAACCGCAACGCCGCGCTCCCGCTGATCATGATCTACACCGGCATGATGCCTGGCGAGCTGATGGGCCTGCAGACCTTCCAGGTGGACCTGAAGGCCCAGAAGATCACCGGCGCCGGACTGAAGACCAAGGTCCGCAGGGAATCCGCTATCTATCTGCCGTCCACGATCCTCCCGGTGCTCACCGTCTGCATGGCCGAGAGCACAGACGGCCACGTTGCCCCGCGCTACGAGAAGATCTTCTATGAGGCCTACTATTCGGCCCTGGAGGCCGCAGGCACCCGCCGCCTGGAGCCCTACTGCTGCCGCCACACCACGGCGACCGCCCTGGCTATTGACCGGAGCATTGCCCCGCAGACCGTCCAGCGGATCATGCGCTGGTCCTCCACCCGGATGCTGGACCGCTACGCCCACCCGGACGACGCCGACATCATGACCGCATTGGACGGCCAAAATCCCGGCAGTCCGCAAAATAGTCCGCAGGCATCTGCTCAGGCCTGATAATAAGCCAATCTCCAAGTCCCTGCTAAGGGAGTAGTCGGGTTAAACCGAGCCCGGGTTCAAATCCCGGCTTCTCCGCACAAAACCGCGTCAGCATTGCGCTGGCGCGGATTTCATTTTGTCCGCTCAGATCCTCTCAAAAGTCCGCGCAACCTCTCTATAGTCTACAAAATAGTCTACAAGAAAAGCGGGGGATCTCTCCCCCGCGTTGTCATTCTTCGGTCTTTTCTTCCTCTCCCCCATCGTCCACGATGACGTGCTCGATCACGCCGTTGGCGTGTGCGCTCGCCGCGTCGATGAGGCCCTCACCAATGATGTACGCCACGACACCGGCCCCCGCCATGATCAGGGCGGTGACCTGGGCCGCGGTCTCTTGCGAGCCCTTGAAGAACAGGATCAGCATCCCGGCGAAGTTGCAAATCGCTGCCCAGAACTTCCTGCTTGTCAGTTTAGACTTCCAGTCGATCATTTGGTGGTCCTCCCTTCCAGAATGTCCACTCTTGCCTTCAGGGCGCTGACCTCGCGCCCCAGCTCTTCCTGCTTGTCTCTCATGCTTTCGATCTTGACCCGGATGTCTGTCACTCCCGCGTTGATCGTTGACAGGAGGGTCTGCATTTGTGCCATCTCGCTGGCGTCCTCGCGCGTTGTCTTGCGGCTGGTCATCACCAGGCCGATGAACGAAATCAGCACTGCTCCCAGGCTGATATAGATGCCTGTGTCCATTGTTCTCACCCCTCTTTTACCATCTCTGCCGTCGGGCAGGTCTCGCGGATCTTCATGGCCTGCTGCCAGGTCATGCTGTGGCAGATCACCGTATAGGTGACAGGTTCGCCCGGCGCGATCGGCGCCTGGGCCTCGGCAACGGCCAGGGCCTTCCAGGTCTTCGGCCCACACACGCCGTCCGGGTCGAGCTTCGCCTCGGTCTGGAAAAGAACCAGCGCGTTGTAGGTCTTGGTCCCGAAAACGCCATCCACGGCGCCGCAGTTGTATCCGCACTGTGTGAGGATCTCCTGGAGCTCCACGACCTCCGGGCCGCGGCTTCCCTTCCTGATCGTGGGCTTGACGGTGGTCACTGGAATCTCCTCCTCGCTGTAAAGGCCGGTCGGGATCGCGTAGTGCGTCCAGCCCCGGTCCGATGTTTTCCCGGTCTGCACGTTCACCGAGCAGTGGATGATCTCTCCCCCACCGATATGCAGGCCGGTGTGTTCCATGGTCTTCCCTTTTTGCTTGAACACACAGCATACACAGTCCGGCATTTCGGAGATCTTCCCGCGCCTGATCCAGTTGGTGGCGGTGTTGTATTGGCTTGTGGCGCCTTGGCCGGTGATGTCCAGCCCCACCTGCTGGAGCGTCCACCGGGTGAACCCGCGGCAGTCAAACTCCCGCACACCGATGCCCCATTGACACGCGGTGCAGCTCCGGCCATTGAGCGCTGGGCATTTGCTTTTGATCGTGGGGTGATCATCCCGGGCGCGGCGCTTCCGGTTGCTGGGGGTGCAGGGTTCGCCCCAGGCGCCATAAACATAGGGCCACCCGAGGCAGGCCTCCGCGATCCGGCGGATGATCTCCGGCTTTGGGGTTCCGTCGGCGGTCAGGGCCGCCTTCAGGGTCTCGACCTCAGTGATCGTCATCATCGTTTTTGTCCTCCCTGCACCCGTCCCAGTCATCCGGCGGGTGGTTCAGCCGCCACCAACGCTCGAGACGGTCTGCCGCCCACACCAGCGCCACACACACCGCGCAAATGATCCCGGT